CAAGGGCACGCCGTAAGTGGTAGACACAAAAGAATATATCGTCGTATACTCAGCGCCGCTGGCTAAAGGCACGCGCCTCGCTGGCCGTCAAGCTGGAAGCAAAAAAGGCGTCGGTGGTACCAAAGTGGAACCGCCGACGAACGAGCCGACGCTCGCTGAACTCGGCCATGGGTCGGCGCGCGGGCAACCCGTACGCCGACCCTGGACACCAGCGGGGAGGCTGGCATGCATGGCTGAATCCACGATTATCGCATGGACCGATCACACGCTGAATTTCTGGATGGGGTGCGCGAAGGTGAGCCCCGGGTGCGCGCACTGTTACGCCGAGACGGCGATGACCCGCTATGGGCGCGACTTCCAGACGGTCACGCGTACGCAGACCTGGGGCGATGCCGATAAGTGGGAGCGCGCGGCGGCGGGCGCGCACCGGCCCGCGCGTGTGTTTACCTGCTCCTGGTCTGATTTCTTCCACCCGGCGGCGGATCCATGGCGTGCGGAGGCGTGGGCGGTCATCCAACGGTGCCCGAATCTGTTGTGGCAGATCCTCACGAAACGCCCGGAGCGCGTCCTGGACCATCTACCTGGCGATTGGGGCGGCGGCTATCCGAATGTCTGGCTGGGGGTCAGCGTGGAGAACGATCGGCACGTGGGGCGCGCGGACCTCTTGCGCGCCGTGCCCGCCCACGTGCGCTTCGTCAGCGCGGAGCCGTTACTGGGCCCCTTGCCGTCGCTGAGTTTACTGGGGATTCACTGGCTCATTGTGGGCGGGGAAAGTGGCCCGGACTACCGGCCCATGGACCTCGCCTGGGCGCGCGACCTGCGACACCTCGCGTCCGACCACGGCACGGCGTTCTTCTTCAAGCAGTCGTCGGCGCCGCGCACGGAAATGGGGATCCACTTGGACGGCGTCCTCGTGCGGGAGTATCCAGATATGCCCATCCCTCGCGCGGCCGCTCTGGACGCCGTGTTACTGGGGGCTCGAGCATGAGAGGTCGCAAGCCGCAACCCACCGCCCTGAAACTCCTGCGCGGCCTGCCTGGCAAGCGGGCGCTCAACGCCGCCGAACCGGTGCATGAGGCGCTGGACGCGACGTGTCCGACCGAGTTGGTCGATCTCGTGGCGCGGGCCGAATGGGACCGGATTGCCGGCAGGTTGATCCAGCGCGGGCAGGTCACTGTCGTCGACCGCAGTACACTGCTCGGGTATTGCCTCAAGTATGCGCAGTGGCAGGCGCTGGAGACGGAAGCCGCCAAGCATCCGTTTCTCGTGAAGTCCCCGAGCGGGTATCCGATGCCGAATCCTGCGCTCGGGATGGCGAACCGGGCCTTCGGGCTGGTGCTCAAAACCGCGGCGGAGCTCGGGATCACGCCGAGCGCACGATCACGGGTGTCGGCGCAACCGGTCACCGATCGCGCCATCAGTCAATGGGCGGCGATGGGCTGTGGATAAGCAGCGGCCGCGCGTCGATCCGGTGCGGTTCATCAACGCGCTGACGCACGTCCACGGCGATCACGCGCGGGAGACGTTCCATCTGCGGCCGTGGCAGCAGGACATCATCACGCGCCTCTTTACCGTCCGCAAGGACGGCCTGCGGCAGTATCGGACGAGCCTCCTGATGCTCCCGAGGAAAAACGGAAAAAGTGAACTCGCGGCGGCGGTCGCACTCTACGGGCTGCTGGCGGATGGCGAGATCGGGGCGCAGGTCCTCTCGGCCGCCAACGATAAGGAGCAGGCGGCCATCGTGTTCAACGTCGCCGCCGAAATGATCCGCAACGATCCCTACTGGGTCACGCGGTGCGAAATCATCGATTCCCAGAAGCGGATCGTCTATCGGCCTACGGGGTCGTTCTACCGGGCGATTAGCGCGGAAGCCTATAGTAAACATGGGTGTAACGCCTCGATGGTCGTCTACGACGAGCTGCACGCCGCGCCGACACGCGAGCTCTACGATGTGCTCTCCACGTCGATGGGCGCCCGGAGTCAGCCGCTGTTCTTCGCGATTTCGACGGCGGGCTTTGACCGGACCTCTATTTTGTGGGAACTCTACGATCACGCGAAGGCGGTGCTGGCCGACCCGACCCTTGATCCGACGTTCCTCCCAATTCTTTATGAGGCCCCGGCCGATGCCGACTGGACCGACGAACAGGTGTGGCACGCCTGTAATCCTGCGCTCGGGGATTTCCGCTCACTCGACGAGATGCGCACCGCCTGCCAGCGCGCGAAGGCGATTCCCGCCCAGGAGAATAATTTCCGGCGCCTCTACCTGAATCAGTGGACCCAGCAGGACGAACGCTGGATTGCGATGGAGACCTGGGACCTCGGCAAGACGGCCGTCGACCGGGCCGCGCTCCGAGGCCAGCCCTGCTACGCCGGCTTGGACTTGGCGAGCACGCGCGACGTGACCGCATTCGTCCTCGTGTTCCCTGACACTGAGGGGGGCGGGTGTGCCGTGCTGCCTTTCTTCTGGCTGCCGTCGGCGGCGCTTGGCGCCCGTGTCCACCGGGACCGGGTGCCCTATGACCAGTGGGTGCGCGACGGCGTCCTCACGCTGGCTGGCACCGACATCTGCGACTACGATCGCATCCGTGAGGACATCCGCGCGCTCTCTGAAGAGTTTAATCTGCGCGAGATCGCGTATGATCGTTGGGGGGCGACTCAACTCGTGACTCAACTCCAGGCCGACGGCGCGACGGTATTTCCGATGGGCCAAGGCTTCGCCTCCATGTCGCCGCCCACGAAAGAGCTGGATAAGCGGCTCGCGGGCGGCACGCTGCGGCATGGCGGGCACCCTGTCCTCCGGTGGATGGCCGGCAACGTCGCGATCGAACAGGACGCCGCCGGCAACATCAAACCCTCGAAACAGAAGTCCCGCGAGAAAATCGACGGGATCGTGGCGCTCATCATGGCGATTGACCGGCTGTCGCGCTCGACGCCGCCGGGGTCTGTCTGGGACGATCCGGCGTACCAGATGGTGACCGCATGACGCTGCGTCAGGCGCTCGGGGCCTGGTGGTCGGGACGGGCCGGCGAGAGCGGCCATGTCGACAACCTGGGCTCAACGATCACGCCCGCCAATCGCTTAATCGAGCTGATCGGCGGGGGTCCCACGTCGTCAGGCGTGGCGGTCGATGAGAAGACGGCCGAGGGCATCCCGGCCATCTACGCCTGCGTCCATGTGATCTCCGAGACGGTCGGGCAGTTGCCGCTCAAGCTCTATCGCCGGACGCTCGGCGGGCGCGGGAAGGCACCCGACCCCGATCATCCGCTCTATACCGTGTTGCACGACCAGGCCAACCGGCTCCTCACGGCGATTCAGTTCCGTGAGATGCAGACGCGCCATCTCGCGATCTGGGGACGCGCGTATGCCTCGATCGAACGGGACCGCCGGGGCGATATTGTCGGGCTCTGGCCGCTGCATCCGGCGCGCATGTTTGTGTCGGTCGACTCTCTCAACCGCAAAGTCTTCAAGTATTGGATGGGCCGCAGCGACTATCGGGAGTGGGTCCACGATCCCGACCGGCCCGAGATCTTCCACCTGCACATCAATAGCGACGACGGGATCGACGGGCGCTCGCCCCTGACGATCAACCGGGAATCCCTCGGGATCACGCTGGCGGCCGAGCACTACGTCGGCGCGTGGTTTGGCAACGGGGCGATTCCGGGGATTATCCTGAGTCATCCGGGGCGCCTCACGCCCGCGGCGAAGGAGCACGCGCGGACGCAGTGGCTCGAGAAGTTCATGGGCGCGAAGAAGGCGCACCGGATGGCGATCCTCGAAGAAGGGATCGCGGTGCATGTCGTCGGCGTCGACCCTGAGAAGTCGCAGCTCGATAAACTGCGCGTGGCGCAAATCGAAGCGGCGGCGCGGATCTATCGGGTGCCGCTCTTCATGATTCAGAACCAGACGAAAGATACCTCGTGGGGATCGGGAATCGAGCAGCAGATGCTCGGGTTCATCTCCCTGACGATGATGCCGTGGTTTATCCAGTGGCAGCAGGCGATTGCGCGCGACCTCCTGACGCGCAAAAGCTGGCACACGCACGAGGCGGTGTTTATCGTGAATGCGCTCGTGCGGGGCGACCTGGCGACCCGCACCGCCGCCTACGCCAGCGCCCGGCAAAACGGCTGGCTGAACGGCGACGAAATCCGCGAGCTCGAAGACCTCAATCCGATTGACGATGGCGTCGGGCAGGTGTTCTGGATGCCGAGCAATGTGGTGCCCGTGCTCAGCGGGTCCGCCGTCGCGCTCGAGCCGCCAGCGCCAGATCCGGTTGAGGACGAGCCACCGGTTGATCCGAAGGCGGTGATGTGATGCAGGCGGCGAACAGTCGCGAGTTATTCGATCGCCTCTCGACCTTGCCTGGCGCCCGCGCCGAGTCGCTGGCCGTGGAACGGCGGGGCCTCACGGACCCGGTGGAATATCGCGCGGAGCCGACCGGCGCGCATATCGTGGGCTATGCGGCCGTCTACGCCAAGGAAACGATCATCATGGGGCTCTGGCGCGAACAAATTGCGCCGGGGGCGTTTGCGACGGCGCTCGACGGCACGGACGATGTGCGGGCGCTCTTCAATCACGACCCGAACTACGTCCTGGGCCGGAGTGCTGCCGGCACGCTCGTGCTCACGGACAGCGCCAAGGGGCTCAAGTACGACATTGCGCTCAACCCAGACGACCCAGACGCCCAGCGCGTGCGCGCGAAGATTCAGCGTGGGGACGTGTCAGGGTCGAGCTTCGGCTTCACCGTGGACGAGGACGACTGGGATGAGCGGCCGACCAAACAGGGGAAGCTCCCCCTGCGCACGATCAGCAAAGTCTCGCTCTTCGACGTCAGCCCGGTGACCTATCCGGCCTATCCCCAGACCAGCGTCAGCGCACGGAGTCGAGGCGAGGCGTCCTCGGTGGTCCTTCGGTTGGCGCAGGCGACGCGTCGCGAGGACGCGCGGCGCGAGTTGGTCCGGCTGCGGGTCCGGATCGAGCGGGCGCGGAGCCTCTAAGTGTGGGTCGAAGTGCGGTGCTCGAACGTGCATTGTGGGGCGGTGCAAACCGCCAGGGGCGCCCCCCGCACACGGGGCGACGGCTCGCCCACGCACCCGAAGCTCTTGGCGCGCTGTTCGACCGGTGCGCTGGGCGTCGGGGCCATCATTGAAATCAAGTGCCCGTCGTGTAATCAGATCATCGTGACGACCGACCGCGTTCTCGTGTAGACTTTAGACTTTACCCGGCCCGTTCCGCGCCAAGAGGCCGTAGGCGCAGAGCGGGGTTCGTTCCCTGAACGAGCTCCGACAAGGAGTTCGATCATGGACGAACAGACGCTCCGAGACCTGCGCGCCCAGCGCATCAAGGCGCTCGAAGACGCCGACGCGGTCGCCCGCACCGCCGAGCACGAGAAGCGCGGCCTCACCGACGACGAACACACCGCCGTCACTGGCGGCCTCGCGGACGCGGATCGCTGCAAAACCGAGCTCGAAGCCGCCGACCGCACGATGCGCGCCCGGCAGGCCATCGACGAGGCGCGACGGATGACGCTCCCGGAAGTGGCGCGGCCCCTCCCGGTCAGTGACCCCGTGCCGCCTGCGTCCCTCGCGGCCGTCGCTCAGGTGCGCGACCATGCGACCCGCGCGTATCAGCCCGGTGACGCGCTCGCCGCGGTCGTCTCCGCGCGCATTCGCTTCGCCGGCTACCAGCAGCCCGACGCGATCAACTGGGCGCGCACCACGTTCGGCGAAGGCTCGCCGCAGTGCCGCGCCTTGCAGCAGTCGTCGTTCACGGCCGGCGGCGCGCTGATCTCGGAGAACTTCGTCGGCGTCGAGTTCATCGAACTCTTGAAAGCGAAGGCGCGCGTGCGGGCGGCCGGGGCGCGGTCCGTGACGCTGGTCAATGGGTCCTTCACCACGCCGAAGCTCACCAGCCAGGTCAGAGGGATCTGGGTGGGCCAGGAAGGCCAGAACGCCACGCCGTCCGAGCCGACCTTCGGCCAGTTGATCCTGACCGAAAAGAAGTACATGGTGCTGGTCCCGTTCAGCAACGACCTGCGCCGCAACGCGAGCCTCGACGCGATCCGCATCGTGCGCGATGACCTCGTGCGCACGGCGGCGAACGACGAAGACCTCGCGTTCCTCAAGGGGTCCGGACTCGCCGGCGAACCGAAGGGCATCTACAACTGGATTCCAGCGGCCGGGAAGGGAAACTCCCAAGGGACGTCGCTGGCGAACGTGCGGACCGACATCCGGACGGCGAAGTCGAGCCTGAACAGCAACAACGTCGCGATGGATCGCCGCGCGTGGTTCATGCACTCCCGCGCGGCGGAGTACATGGGCTGGGACCTGGTCGACGGCAACGGCAACTTTGGCTTTGCGTCGATGCAGCAGGACGAGAACGCCACGCTTGGCGGCGCGCCGGCCTACCGCGACAACAACATCTCGATCACGCTCGGCGCCGGGACCTCGACGGAGGTCTACTACGTGGAGATGAGTGAGTGCTTCATCGGCGACGGGCTGGATCTCGAAATCGAGATCCTGGAGAACGCCGTCTACGCCGACGCGGCGGGGACGTTGCGGTCGGGCGTGAGTCGCGACGAATCGGCGGTCCGGCTCATTCGCAAGACGGACTTCGGGCTCCGGCACACCGAATCGGCGTTCGTGCTCGAAACGGTCGCCTGGGGCGCGTAAGGCGTAGTCCACACAGGATCGGGCGGGTGACGACTGCCCCGCTCGCAAGGAGTCAGGGATGAGCTTGTCTGAACAGTACAACATCGGCGCGCGCGTCAAGGTGCGCACCTCGCTTGGCAACACCGCGCTCACGCAGACGTCGGCTGCCGGCCCAGCCGCGTCGACCGGTGAGGCCGTGGACCGGAACGCGGTCGGGCTCCGGCGCTACTACTCGTGCAAGGCGGCGATCACGGGGTTCTTCTCGGCGGGGTCCTCGGCGAAGTTTGCGCGGGTCACGATGAACGTGCAGCACAGCTCGGACGGCACGTCCTGGGACAACTACTCGACGGACACCGTGCCGGCGCTCGCCAACTGGGGGGCCTCGTCCTCGGGCTACGCAAGCCTCTCGACGGCCGGGGCCGAGACCGGGTCTGCCGAGCAGTCGGTGAACCTCAACGGGGCGCGGCGGTATCTCCGCATCCAACTCGCGGCGCCGACGTATCAGGATTGCTCCAGCGGGATGCAGCTCAACGCGCACGGGGTCTTTGTGTTCGGTGGCGCGGACGAACTGCCGGCGCAGTAATGCCGGTCATTCGCATCGTGCATGCGGCGGGCGTGGGCGCCGACCCGGCAGGGGCGGTGCTGGAGGTGACGGAGGACCGCGCGCGGCGGCTCCTCCTCGCCGGCTACGCGGTGGCGGTGGACGCGGGCGACGGGCCCGCCCCGTCGTCGCTCGCGGCCAGGCCATTGCGGCGTGTCCAGAAGGAGTAACGGCCGATGCCCGTGCAAGGACTGACGATCGCGCTCACCACCAACCCCACGCTCATCGCGGGTCCCTCGAATGGCCAGCGCCAAGTGTTCATAAGAAACTTGAACACGCTCGCCGTCTATCTGGGCGGTCCCACCGTGACGACCGGCGGGTACTCCCTCGGCTCCAGCGGCGACTTTGTGCTCCTGCCCCTCCAGCCGATCGACGTGCTGTACGGGACCTCTACCGGGTCGCTCACTGTGAGCGTCCTGCGGATCAATGACACCACGTAACGAGGCGCCATGACACAGGCAACGGCCCCAGAGGCCCCGATCAAGAAAGTCGCAATCCTCGGCTTCGCGGAAAGTTGGAAAGCCGCCCCCTTCGACGACGCGAGCATGGAAGTCTGGGCGCTGAACGAGTTTTGGAAGTACGCGCCGCGCTGGTCACGGTGGTTTGAACTGCACGACGCCGAGACGCTTGGGGTCACCAAGCGGGCGCTCGACGAAGGGGAACAGAAACGACATCTCGAATGGCTCGCGAAGGACCACGGCCCCGACCATCCGATCTACATGCAGCCCCAGTTCTGCGACGGGCGGTATCCGAACGCCATCCCGCTGCCCCTCGACCGGCTCTGCCAGCAATTCGGCCGCTACTTCACCAGCACGATCGGCTACATGATCGCGCTGGCGATTGCGGACGGCTACCGGTGGATCGGGCTCTACGGGATCGACCTGGCGTCCGATGTCGAGTATCAGCAGCAGCGGGCGAATGCGGAGTATTTCGTGGGCTGGGCTCGGGGGCTCGGGGTGACGGTCGAGATCGCGCCGGCGTCGGCGATCTGCAAGGCGGGCCATCTCTACG